ACGAAGCCAGCACTGCCACCCCAGACAAAATGCTGATGATTGAGTCAGCACAATATTCAGCGCTAGATCTGGCACGCCTATGTGGTGTTCCCCCCTACCTTGTAGGTGTTGCCACTGGCGCTTATGCCTACACCAGCAGTGAGCAATCACGAGCCGACCTTTACATCTTTGGCGTGAAGCCATACGCCGATTGCATAGCCTCAACGCTGTCAATGAATAACGTGCTGCCACGTGGCACCTATGTAAAGTTTGATACAGACAGTTACCTAGAAGAAAACTATGTAGCCGACAAAATGCCCGAAAACGAACCAGAAGAAAACACACAGGAGTCCCTAGCATGATGCGCTTTACTAGCTCAACATTTTCAATAGATGCAGCCCAAGACGGCAGCCCTAAGCGCACCATTACTGGTATCGCTTTGCCGTACAACACAGAAGCAACAGTCTCAGGTGGCCAGACAGTTTCTTTCTTGCCGGGCTCACTGCCAACAGACGGGAAAGCACCCAAGCTCTATATGAGCCACGACTCAACCCAAGCCATCGGCCTTGTAACTGAGCGTGCCGACAGCCCAGAAGCCATGTACTTCACAGCCAAAGTTTCAACCACAGCCCTAGGCGATGAAGCCCTAATCTTGGCAGCCGATGGCGTACTTGACTCAGTGTCGGTAGGCGTAAACCCAACCAAGTTTTCGTTTAACGAAGATGGCGTAATGATCGTGGAAGCAGCCGATTGGATGGAGTTGTCACTTGTACCACAGCCAGCCTTTGCAGGTGCTACCATCACAGATGTTGCAGCGAGTATCCCCACATCAGAGGATGAAGTAAGCAATAATACAGAAACGGCACCCGATGAGCCTGAACCCACAGAGTCAGAGGAGACCGAAGTGTCAGAAACCCCAGTTCCAGAAGTAATCGAAGCATCAGCACTTTTCGCACAACCTAAGCGCAAGTTTGACCTGCCAACACCGGGCGAATATCTCGCTGCTATGCACATCGGCGGCACCACCTTTGACAACGTTGCTGCAGCCGCACGTGACTATGTTGCTTCCAAACAATCAGCTTTCCAATTTGCAGCTGGTGACGTTTTAACGACTGACACGGTTGGATTGTTACCTGTTCCGGTGCTCGGCCCAGTTTTTGCGAATCTTAACCAAGCCATTAGGCCTGTGGTTGCAGCCGTTGGCGCTCGCGCTTATCCAGATAACGGAACACAAAAGACGTTCGTGAGACCTACTTGGACAACTCACACCAGCGTTGCAACTCAAAGCACAGAGCTCACAGCAGTGTCAGCAACTACCCCTGTGATTGCCTCAAACGTAATCAGCAAAACTACGCTGGCTGGGCAGGTTCAGCTCTCAATTCAGGATGTGGACTTTACGAGCCCCGGCTCGATGGACATCATCATTAACGACTTGATGGGCCAGTACATGCAGGCTTCTGACAACCTTGCCGCTGATGGCTTGGTCGCTGGTGGAACTGCATCAGGCGCTACATGGTCAGTAACAGCCAACGACCCAAGCACTTTAATTTCAGCCATCTACACTGCTGCATACAACATTTTGCTAGACACAAACTTTTTGCCTGATCACATTTTCGTGGCACCCGGCGTATGGCAAGCTCTTGGCGCACAGCTAGACGCAGATAAGCGACCAGTGTTCCCATACGTGGGTGCAGCTGGACTTATGGGAGTAAACGGAATGGGCGCTGCAAATATCACAGTGGCTAACACTTTCAACCCATTTGGCTTGAACCTTGTAGCTGACCGCAACTTTGCGGCTGGCACCATGGTTGTAGCTCGTGGCGCTGCGATAGAGTTTTATGAAAGCATCCGCGGATTGCTTACACGTGACGAACCATCCACATTGGGCAAAGTCATGAGCTATCACGGCTATGCCTCATTGTTTGTCGCTGACGCAAAGCAAGTACAAAAAATCACAGTTTCATAGTCCGAAAGGCGGCTACCGCCGATGGCTACATACACAGTCACTTTTAAGCAACTGCTAGACAACTATGCAGTGCTACAAACACTGACCGATACCGAAATAGAGGTGGGGCAATCCATCACTGTTAGCGCTGTTGGCGCACCTTTTAACGGCACCTTTGTGGTTTATGCCATGCCCAAGTATGAGTACATCGGCATAGACACAGAAGGTGATCTGTTATTTAACAGCAATGTCAGTATCCCTAACCAAGTGCTCTTTGCTTGTACTGGTGCTGATGTTGGCCGTGTTGCTTCTAGTGGCACTATTACTTTTACGCAAAACTGCACGTGGCTAACTACGGCTCAGCTTGTTACTTACCTTGGCGTAGACATCACTAACCCAAGTGATGACTACACACTGGCAACACAAGCAATTAATGCGGCTAACGATTTTGCGTTTAGACGCAGATACGAGTCAGGCTATTTTGATAGTTTGACTGTCTCGCCGGGGCATGACGTTTCCTTGGGTACGGCAATGTATGCAGCTGCACTATGGCGTGCTCGTGGCTCTGTGCAGGACACTTTTGCCACATTCGATGGCATGGGACAAGCGCCCGTCAGTGCCATGACACCGATGATTAAGCAGCTCTTGGGCATAGACCGCCCACAGGTCGCCTAATGCCTGCCACAGGGCTTCTCAACGAGGCTATGGCTGACCTAAAAGCCACACTGACAGCAGTGACAAGCTTACGGGTAATTAACGACCCGACAAAAATTGTCCCTAATTGTGTCTATCTTGATGCCCCAAGTTTTGAGACCATCGCTGGTGGTGGCAACATCATCCGTGTAACAGTGCCTGTGCGTGTCATTGGCAGTGGCCCAGCTGGGCTACCAGTCCTGCAGAACATCCTGAGCATCGTGGCTACAGTCCTTGGCTCGTCAGTTGTGATCATGGCAGGGCAACCATCCATGCTTGACATTGGCGGCCAGATGTTCCCTGCCTACGATTTACAGATGGCTATGCAGGCACAAACCTCATGACATACACAACTGCAGTAGTATTATCTGCTAGAACTATAAACAGATACGGCACCCGGCACCGTTTGACACAGGAGAACCAACGTGGCCACAAGCACTTACCTCACTAACCCAACCGTAAACCTTGCGCCTACCACTGGTGGTGCAAAGGTTGATTTAACTGATCAGTGCCGCAGCGCTACAGTCACAGTCGGAGTGGACAGCCTCGAGAGCACCGCTTTCGGTGACACGGGCCATCGTTTCGTGCCGGGCTTGCAGACTGTATCCGTAGAACTTGAAATGTATCTTTCTTATGGTGCTGGCGAAGTTGAAGCCACACTGTTTGCCAACCTTGGCACAGGAACTACTGAGCTGACAATCTCGCCATCAGGTGTCACAGAGTCTGCCAGTAATCCAGAATACGTGATTTCTAATATGCAATTAGTTGATTTTACACCGATTACAGGTTCTGTGGCCGAGCTCAGTATGGTCACAGCGTCGTTTATTGGCGGCACCTACGTGCGAGATATCACAGCCCCATAACCAAAGGAACCCGACATGAAATTAACACTTAAAGTGGACTCGGGCGAAGGCCCGTACGAAGTCACGACCAGCCTGTACGTCATTGTGCAATGGGAACGCAAATACAAACGCAAGTCAAGCACCATCGGCGAGCAAGGCATCAGCATTGAGGACTTGGCATTTATGGCGTACGAGTCATCCAAAGTTGCTGGCATCACAGTGCCCGTAGTCCTTGACGATTTCATTAAACGCTTAGTGACTTTGGAAGTGGTGGATAATGATCCGGCAAACCCTACCCAAGCGGAACCTACCGCCATTCCCTAGCCAGTGTCTTAGTAGCAGTCGGGTGGTGGCCACCTGCTGTAGAGTTTGACATAGCTGATCTAAACACCACGATTAAGCTATTAAACGAAAGCAGAAAGCCATGAGCCTTGCCACCAGTGTAGAAATTACAGGTCTCAAGCAAGCCATGACCGAACTATCCAAGATGGACAAGTCGGCACGCTTTAAGGCAGCGGCAAAGATTAAAGCCAGTAGCCCTGCAATGCTCGAGAATGTGCGTGCACAGTTCCCTGCCGATATTGGCGTGACGATGATACATGGCTGGGCACCAAGCAAAAAAGGTGGCGGCAGACTTGCTTACGACAAAGCCAAAGTGGACAAAGGTGTGCAGATTGTTATTGGTGGCAGGGCACGCCCGGGTGTGACCCCGTTAGTTACTTTGGTGCAGAAAGATGCAGCTGGCGCTTTGTTCTCAATGGCTGGCAACGCTGGTGGTGTTGGCCAATTCAGCAAACTGCTAACCAATATTTTTGGCAGGCCTCAGCGTGGATTGTGGCGCTCACGTGCGTTCATTCAAGAGCAAGGCACAGCCGACATCATGAAAGCTGTAGATGAAGTCATAGCTGATGCCAACCGTGCACTACAAGAAAGAATGGCTGCCTAATGGCTATCTACCTACCAATCGTTACGCAATTCAATCCAAAGGGATTAAAGGAAGCCGAAAAAGGCTTTAAGGATTTAGAAGGCGCGCAAGCCAAGGCGAAATACGCGCTAGGCAAAGCCAACAAATACGCAGCTGTAGCGCTTGGTGGTTTAGTTGCTGGTCTTGGTGATGCTGTCAAGGGTGCTATGGAAGATGAGCAAGCCCAAGCAATGCTGGCGCGTCAGTTACAGAAAACGACTGCAGCCACCGATGCACAAATTGCCGGGGTGGAAGCGTACATAACACAGCAAGGCAAACTTAAAGGCGTAACGGATGACGAGCTACGCCCGGCAATGGCTGGGCTGGTACGCGCCACTATGGACATTGACGAAGCGCAAAAAGCCGCCAACTTGTCTATGGACATTGCAGCTGCTAAAGGCATGAGCCTTGAGACAGTGACTAAGGCTATGGAAAAAGCGTATGGCGGTAACACCACTGCCCTAGCGAAACTCTCGCCAGAGCTACGCCAGATGATTAAAGACGGCGCAAGCATGGATGAGATCATGGCTGAAATGGCTGTCACTTTTGGCGGTGCTGCCACTGATTCTGCCAACACTGCTGCAGGCTCGATGAAGCGTTTAGGCGTTGCCCTTGGTGAAGCTAAGGAAGGTGTAGGCGCTGCACTGTTGCCAATACTTGAAAAGGCCATGCCAGTACTGCAATCGTTCGCCACGTGGGCACAAGACAACCCAACACTTATCACAGCTGTCGCTGCAGCTTTTGGTGTTATGGCAGCCAGCATTGTGCTAGTCAATGCGGCTATGGCATTAAACCCAGTGGTGCTAATTACGGCAGGCATCTTGGCTCTTGGTGTTGCCATCGTGATGGCCTACAAAAAGTTTGACACTTTTAGAGCTGTTGTGCGCACAGTCGTTAATGGTGTTGCTACTTATTTTGAGTTTATGGCTAACGCATTTATAACCATGATCAACTTGGTTATTAAGGGCATCAACTTGATTAAGCCCGGCAAAGACATTGGCGAACTTGGCGCTGTAAGTTTTGGCCGTATGGGTGGCGACAGTGGTGGCGATGGTGGCGCTAACCCTGCAGGCCTTGACTATAAAGCAATGGCTACTGGTGGCATTGTCACTAGCCCTACCTTTGCACTTATTGGCGAGGCAGGCCCAGAGGCTGTTATTCCGTTGTCCAAAATGGGTGGCATGGGTGGTGGCGTGACTATCAACGTAAATGGTGGCGACCCTAACGCTGTAGTAACGGCCTTGCGTAACTACATGAGACAAAACGGTTCAATACCAATAACCACTGCAAACATTTACTAATGCCACAGAATTACACCGTTTCGTATTCCACAGACAATGTGACGTTTACAGCCCTAAGCAATGTGCAAGGCATCAGCATAAACATTGGCCGTAAAGCGCTCATAGATAACTACTCCGCAGATACTTGCTCAATAGATGTCTGGTATCCAACTGGTTACTACTCACCTATTGCAGCAATGGTCACTGGCACCTTTGTCAAGGTTGTAAACACCACCACCAGCAAAGTCATCTGGTATGGGCGCATCACAGACACTGCCGTGTCTTATGGCATTGTGTACAACTCTGGTGCCACTGTTGGAAACTCTGACCGGCTTAATATCTCAGCCGAAGGCGCACTTGCCCAATGGGGGCGCGCTCGAGGTAATGGCTATTCAATGGCTGCAGGAACAGCAACAGCACAACTTGCTGCAGCATCAACTTCTAACGGCCTTAACTCAACCAGTAACTATTCTGCTACTGACAACCCATCACTAGCTGCCACCACTGTTTCTAGTTCATGGGCTGACTGGTTTAACAAATGGACAGCAACGCTTAATGGTCGTATTCGTCAGGGCAATAACACTGTGGTAGCCGTGTCTAAATACTCAGGTGCCAACTCAACAGTAAACTTTTCCGACACAACCAATAATGCCACCAATCAGGTGTATGACGTTATTGACTTCCAAAGCCTTGGGCAGAACTATTTTACCCAGATTACAATTAGCCCTGAAAGCTACACAGCCCAAGTTGCTTCTAGTGGCTCTGCACCTTTCCGAAACTTAAACCTGCAAACCTTTAACAACAGCAACGCCCAAGCGCTTGACTTTGCTAACTATCTGCTGACCCAGTACGGCAGCACTTCTTTTGCTTTGGCTTCTGTGTCATGCCTTGCCGAGGCTCAAAACACAATGAAATTGGACAACATTGGCACTGGTTTTTGGGATTGCATTGGCGCGGCTGTAACGGTCACTTTTCGTGGCACTGTTTATTACGCCATTATTGAAGGGGCATCTTTCACTGCCTCGCCAGAGTCATCCCGGTACACCTTCTACCTTTCAGGTGCTGACCTAAACTCCTACCTGATCCTGAACAATGCAGTCCAAGGCAGACTTAACTTCAACAAACTAGGATATTAAATATGGCCATTAAAACTTTTACTTCTGGGGAAGTCCTCACAGCGGCAGACACCAACAGTTACCTCAACAATGGTGGGCTGGTGTATATCAACGAGTTCTCAGGAACTGCTGCAGCCGCTTTAACTATTGACACTTGCTTTAGCAGTACCTTTCAAAACTATCGAATTGTGTGTTCGGCGTTCGGTTCAAGTGTTACGACATTGCGCCTTGCCTACCGCACTGGTGGAGTGACAAACCCAAACGCTTTGTTCTATCAACGTGGTTTTGTTTTGGCAGCTGCAAACACAGTCACTAATAACAGTGCAGTAACAAGTGGGGCTTTTATGTCACTTTCTAACGCGTCAAGCATTGTCAATTTTGGTGTGGCTGACATTAACAACCCTGCTGTAGCGACCCGTACCCAAATGATTTGCCAGTCGTCAGATAACCAAGTTCCACAAATGGAGCAGTACATCAACAACTGGGTAGATAGCACAACCTTTGACGGCTTCACCCTTATTCCCACAGCCGGCACAGTTACTGGCAAAGTCATTGTTTACGGATACCGCCAAGCATGAGAAAAAGCCTGATTCTATTGGTGTTTTTAACATCGCTAACCGCTTGCGCAGACCGGGAACGCCTTAACTGCCCACCAACCAAGAACAAAGCCCTACGCGGAATTAGCGACATGATTACCCCAACAACACCAGCCCCGGCATACGGCACAGGAGGTAAGTGCACATGAAACCAGACAACAGACACACAAACGAAGAAATTAAAGCACGACTTATTTTTGTCGTAGCAATCGGCTTAACAGTCGCTTTTCTTGCTTCCATCTTGGCATTGCTCTACGGCTTGCTGTTTGTAACACAACCTCTAGAAGTCAGTCCGAACGATGATTCAGCATGGGCCGTGTTGTCGCCGATGCTCGCCACCCTCACAGGTGGATTACTTGGTGTTCTTGCAGGCAACGGCCTTAAAGACAAACCTAAAGACCCACCAGCACCATGAAATACACCGGGTACGACAAAACAGCCACAGCAAAGATGGCAGGCACTGAAAAGTTTGTTGATCTCTGTTTCCGTAGATGGTCTTTCAAGAATCTCGGCACCCTCGTGGTCAGAGAAATGCGATCAGGGCAGGGCATGAGTGTGCACGCAACGGCTCGAGCTGCAGACATTGGTTTCCCTGACACAAAAGAGGGCCGTGCCTTAGCCGTTCAAGCGATGCAATGGTTTGTCAAGTACTACAAAGAACTAGGCATAGAAGAAGTGCACGACTACGGTGGCCTGATTAACGGCACGTGGCAGGGCTGGCGCTGTAACCGTAACGGCAAGCCCGGGTGGAAGAAATGGACTAATCAAGACAATGGTGGCTCAAAAAACGGGCGCTGGATACACGTAGAACTTGCGCCACAGTCCAATGGTGGGCACGCCGAAGATGGCGTAGCCCTAGAAGCTGCATGGCGTTCACTTCCTAAGCCATAAAGAACTCTCAGCCACTGTTTGAGCAGTGCTGGGGCTAGGTGGTGGGTACTTTGTTTCCATTGGGTATCCACCACCGATTTCTCAAATTGTGTATAGTCACTTCTAGCCACTCAAAGGGCAACGAAAGTCAGAGGAAACATGACCTATCAGGAACTACCACTATTCAGGGCAACAGACCCCGAAACATCACGGCAAGTGTCACCCATCAGGGTAGGCAGCCACCGGGCTTTGCTTCTCGAGCAGTACGCCACAGCCACACTTGGCCTCACCGATGAGGAAGCAGGCATGAGAGCCGCACTAGCTGGCCACGAAATTAGGGGCTACTGGAAGCGTTGTAGCGATTTACGCACAATGGGCCTAATCCAAGACTTAGGCATCCGTAGAGCCGTCTCAAGTGGCTCTCAGGCGATTGTGTGCGCTATCACACAGGCTGGCTTTGACATGATAAGGGGCTTAGCGTGACCGACACCCAATTTAT